GACTTGCGTCGGCTGCCCTACCCCCAAGTGTATTAACTCATCAAGAGTTGTACACCGACCGGTCGCCCGGCCGTAAGCCAACGTAGTGTGGTACGCGTCACGTCTCGACGTGGCGTGCTCCTAGACCCCCCATGCAGGGCAGATAGGCAGGAGATGATCTCATCCTCCACAAACTCCCGTCCCAAGGTAACTAAACCTTGAAAGCGATGAGTCTGCAAGTGGTGAGACCATTTTAACTGCCCTATGCCCTTGACGTAGTCGAATGGTGCAAAAATGCACGAATCGTCTAGCTCGTTCTCTAATCCGAAAATTAAAGGACGAACGGCAGAGTATTTGCTAAGCAAATACGTGCGTAGGGGGCCGCACTCTTTGATCGTGCCAAAGTGATTGAGGAGACGATGGCAATCTTGTAACGAGACCTTCTTCCTGCGAAGGAAGACGGGCGTAACAAGGTCGCACCGCAACCAATCAGCTCCGCAGCTCTCGCGAAAAGGGCCGAAGAGGAATGATTTATGAGTATTAACTCGTAAACCAAGACTCTCCAGGGTCTCCGTGAGAAGCAGGGCACTCGCAGTGGGACAGATGATGTCATCTCCATAGGTCATTGACAGATACGGAGCCTCGGCCGAGATTCGACAGGACTCAGAAAGAGCCCAGAAGATCAAGGATTCGAGGACGAACGTATAGCCATTCCCCATGGAGGAGAACTTTTCTAGTCTCACTCGCTTCCCATCCACATCACTGTATTCACAGCGAAGGAGGGATAGGAAGTCGAACCATGGCTCAGGAAGCAGCCAGCGGACCAACTCGATAGAGATGGTGTCACTGGCTGCGCTGAGATCAATGGTTGCTAAACCATCTAATCCAGTCGATCGAGACCCCAACTTTGCGAGCAATTGATTCACGCGCTGATCTTCAAGGACGGAAACGTGTTTCCGTTCGAGAATCGGTGTGAGAAACTCATGAACGCCAAGTTGGAGTCGGAGATTAAGACTGGGCTCGATGGCTATGGATCGAAAAGTTTTGGAAGATTTCGGAACGAAACCTACCCTGTTGGCAGGCGTCACGTCGATCCCACGTTTAACAGCCCCGGTTGTGTCTACTCGTGTGCGAAGCTCACGAAAGATCAACTTAGGGCTCTGGATGTAGAAATCGACGGCCATCCCAACCGCTGATGGGGAACAGGTCTGCCGCGTGAACTCGACGAGAGTCTTGTACACGGGGGCAGTCCGCTCCCTATCTTGAGTCAGTAGACTCACGCCCGGTCCATCCCTCGCCAAGTCTAGTATCTTGCAGTATTTTCGGTGAGTGAAATCACCTAGAATACCTCGGATGAGAGAATTGGCCCTATCCATAATCCGCCAGAGGGGGGATTCTGTGTCTAAGCGCATCAACGGAATGTTGATGTTCGCCTGACGACATGATTCCTCTGACTCAAGCCACGTCTTAACGGCCGCCATCTTCATGGTGGGACCGGTAGACGGGACTTTCGAAACAAGCGCTTTAGCCTGTCTCAAAAGAGTATGGAGAGGTGCCCCCTCATGCAACTGTATGAGGGGGTCAAAGTCATCCGGCGCTTCCAAAGGAAGCTCCGGGTAACGTTTGACGAGGTTGGACCAGTAAACACCGAGTATCTCCTGCGGCGTTAGTTCCAAGTTTGGAAATACATTCCGTTTTCTCATAGATATAACCTTCTATGGGCTTAAAACTGTGGAAATACGACCCTTGACAGAATTGTCAGGAAGTCGCTGCCATCCGTCGCTAGACGGAAGGACTTAGTAGGCTCACAAGGCCGACTAAGCGGGCAGAATACCCTTCTTCACGGAGTCGATAAAGGCTGGCGTGAAGACGAGTGCCTGGAGATAGTCGATCGCATCATCGACGAGGGCTTCCGGTTGGTTGAGAGACCAGCGGACGCCGACATCGATGATAACACTGCCTTGTTGCACGGTGCAACAGCCCTCTTCGGTCTGTCGATCACTAAACGTGATCTTCAAACCGCCGCGGGCGACACCGGGGTCCTTGGCAGTAGTTACTGCGGGAGTCGAAAGCACATCCACCTGGCGACCTGCCAGACGGGTGTGGGTTGGGGCGACAAAGCTCGCCTTTTGAGCATTCACTGTTCCAGCGAACGCTAGGTTGACGGTGGCGCCACCTGTGAGGGTGCCGCCAACGTTGGCTACTGAAAGAGTCATATCAGACTTTCAAGGTAGTCCTCGCCTTCGTGCGTAATCCCATTGCTAATGAGATTGCGTCAGTCATGCGTGGAAGGTTAAGCCTAGGGTTCCACCCAGGCAGGGATGTAGTCGCGTAGAAGCGGTCATAGGTCTCTGTGGTAACAGCAAATGAGTTGTTACTAAGAGACCCAGTTGCGATGATAAGGGGGGTCGAATAGGCATTTATGTCCCAATGTTGAGTACGAGTACTCGTCGTTTGGACAGAGCCCATTATCACCTTCGTATTACCAGCCGCAAAAGGACTGACAGCTTCAAGCCAGGTTCCGATATCAATGAACCAATCGAGTACGAACGAAAGTGTCACGAGCTCATAAGCAGTGGTTAAAGGGTCGAAGCGAAAAGAATCGCTAATAACCTCAAAATCAGCTGCGGAGAATCCGCGATACTTCCGGGTGTACTCAAAGGTCTCGGTCGCCGTATAAGTCTCTGTACCCGTATCGCCGGACGCCAATGGCGCGGTGATAAAGTCAGATTCCGAAGCGAAAGACCGACCGAACGCATAGGTCCGCGTTTTGCGAGTGAAGGCTTCACAAGCATCCTGCAGAGAGTATAACGTCGGCATCACGCCATACCTATATCGAAGCCAACCAGAGCTAACAGCTTTCGCGAAAGCCCTGGGCGACCTCAGGTATGGAGCCGCGCCACGCGCGATTTGGCCAATGGAAGCGCCTAACAGTTGGTGACCCTCGCGAAACAATGCTATTGTTTGCTTGAGTTCAGCCAGATCTGTCAAGACGTCCCAGGAGGCCACTCGCGCGCGAGCGACGGCTTCGTTGATCACAGCGTTAAGAACCACGTCATTCCAAGGGACATCAGGGATGCCCCAAGGGGAGATATGGTTAATGAGTCCATCATGATACGTAACGTTCACTCCAGCGCATGGCCCCGTAGCAGGGGCCCGACGTAATGGATATGGAACGGCCGTTTTCAGAGAATGGACCTGCTCGATGTGAACAGGGAGGGGAGAGACAAACTTCCCCAATTTGCGGAGCGCCTGGAAGCCCGGTGTCTTACAATCGAGAATCACCTTCGTTCTGACCGACCCAACCTGAGACGTGATGGTTTCCGTATTTGAATACGTACCAGTGCACGCCCCGGAGAGGGACCGATCATAGCGAAGGCGAGAGACGTTCGTAAAGGCACCGTCCGTCCTGGAACGGGAGCGCTGATAGATTGTCGGTATGACAGCCATCCTAAACCTCAACTGTGTTAGGGCATTACTGCTCAACACGAAGAGAGGCCTAGCCTCTGGAGTCGTTGACTCCAAAAAGAGTGATCGAAAGATCACTCTTCCCG